ATGGTGCCGGCACCAGGAGTCGAACCCGGGACCTACTGATTACAAGTCAGTTGCCTTAGGTAGAGAAATCATTAGCTTAGGTTAGTTTATTGTACGCGAAGCTCAGGCTTAGCGCCTCCGCCGCCGGGGGCGTGCTGGGGTATTGTACGTAAGAATAGGCGCACGTTCAGTCGCACTGTTTGGCTACGCTCCAGTGGATAAGCCTGCTGAGCCTTGGGATTTTCCGCTTGGCTACCGATGATTTCCGATGATTTCTGGTGATTTCTGGTGATTTCCAGTTATTCGGGGTTGACGCGCGTGTCAACGTTGATCAAAATTGACCAACAGCTCAGTACAGCTCGCAGGCAATGTTTAGAACCTGCTCGGCAGTCCTGAGCTTTTTTTTGCCCGAAGGAAAAGTGATGAAAAAACGGACAGCGGTTTTGGTGGACGGCGGTTTCTTTTTTGAGCGCGTGCGTTTTTTCACCAGAAAGTACTTCCGTCGTGATCTCCTCCTCACCGCCGACCAACTGAGCACCATTGTTCATTTGCTTGTGAAGCAGCACATTGAGGATCGCAGAGCGCTGCAGCGGGAGCTCTACCGGATTTACTATTACGACTGTCCGCCGAATGACAAACAGGTCCGCTATCCGATTGCCCCGCAAGGGCACCGAACACCAGGCCAAATCAACTTCAAGGAGCACCCGCCCTACAAGGTGCGCGGCGAGCTACACGATCGGCTCAAGAAAAGCCGCAAAACCGCTCTGCGTTTAGGTGAGCTCTCCAAAAGCGGTCGCTGGAGACTCAACGATCACTCACTTGATGATTTGTTGGCAGGCAGGAAAATCTGGGAGAACATTACCAATGACGATTTTCATTTTGACATCGACCAAAAAGCTGTAGACATCAAGCTTGGAATGGATATAACCACACTTGCATTGAACAAATTAGCAGATGTTATTGTATTGATTGCAGGCGATTCCGACTTCGTCCCAGCGGCTAAGCTGGCGCGCACGAACGGTATCGACTTTGTGCTTGATCCAATGTGGGCGAACACAGCTGCAAGCTTGGGAGAGCATGTCGATGGTGTCAGATCATACGACCTTGTGAGAATGATCAGTACGATCACTCAGGAGCCGGTCGTCAATGTTCCGGCTTGGTGGAAGCAGCCGGAGCGGCCGGCGGCAGAGCATCCCGATATCGGTGATGTGCCCGTTGATGACGACGAGCCCGGAGTTGATGATTAGTCACTCCGCCGCAGGATTCACGATGGGCAAGCTCAGGTCGTAGACGTCCATCATCGACTCATCCTTGTGGCCGGAAGCCTGCTGCTTGTCCGCTCGGGTGCCGAGGGTGTCCGTAATGCCCTTGCGCTTGAAGTCATGCATTCCAAACCGCTGAGCCTCAGTGAGGACACCTTTGTCGATGGCTTGAGCAATAAGCCGCTGGAAAGCAGTGTCAAGTCCTGATTTGGATAGCTGGCCGCCGCTGGCGGAAACGATCAGAAAACGCTGATCTGCCCGGAAAGGAACCGGCTTCTTTAGATTTCGCCACGTCTCTGTTCTGACGAACTTCGCTGCATCCCAAGCCGCACGCAGACGCGGTGTCCACCTCACAATGTTGTCTCGGCTGCCTTTCCGGCGGTTGGTGAGCACACCTTCCTCCAACTCGTTCTCGTCGGTCAATGTGATAGTCTCGATTCCGCGCAGGCGACACAGATAACCAATTTCCATCACATACCACAGGTATGGCGAGCACGCGCCTTTCTCGCCTCGCTTGAGCTGTCCCTGCTGGTGGGCGAACTTGATCAGATCGACCATTACGGTTGAGTCTGGCAGGCGGCGCTGCTTCCTCTCCTTGGGTGCCTCAATGCCTTTGGCCGGGTTGTCGGTCACAAACCCACGATTTCGCCCCCACTGCATCAGACGGCGCAAGTAGCGCAGTCCGTGTGCGGCTTTCGACGGTGTGCCACCTTCGGCGATCTTGTCAATGATCCGCTGGACCATTGCCGGGGTAAACTTCTTCACGGCGAGCTCGCCCAAGGGTTTATCCAGTTTTGTGGGGTAGACCAGCAGGACGTCACGCGAGTAGCAGTAGTCGTCTTGAGTCTTCTTTGTAAGTTCCTTGAACTGCTGGCTTCTGTGAAACTCATCGCACAGGTATTGCAGGCTATCGCGATCCACGCCGCTACGCTCTTCTACGAGGCGATGCAGTTCCGAGAGGGTGACGTTTGCTGCGCACAGATTTGTGCGTTGGCGTCGGCCTGCCTCATTGAAGTATAACGTGTACCAGCGGCCCGAACCCCGGTGATCGAAATAGACATCGCGGGGAATCGCGGTCTGATCAATGTATTTTGGGATGTTCGGGTTGTGCTGGCGCTTCCTTCCTCGTTTCATACAATATCCACGTCATACTTTTCTTGATCAATAGGCTTGAGCCCACCTGCTTGGTTCACCAAGTCAACAGTGGTCCAAGGACCCTTCCTTCCTAGGAATATTCTTATCCCTTCCCCGCGTAACACCTTCTCAACGTCTGCTCGCCGCGTATAGCCAGTGATCCGTTGCAGTTCTTCAAACTCAATGACTTTGGCGGCGCTCATACCGATGCGCCTCTTATCTTTTGAAAAAATACGTCCCGTCGAAATCGTTTTATCAACGCTTCGACTTGATTTCTGGTGTGGGGAAGACGTGAAATATCATTCAAGACGATATCCGTTGGGCCTATATTTTTTAAGGTTACGCCTGCCGATTGTCCCGCCCGGTACGACCTGCGCAGTGCCCACTTGATTGCTTTTTCAAAAAGTGCGGTGAGGAGCAAAAAGCATACGATTAGGGCGGTCAGAATAATGATGTGCTGTGCTTGCATGTGATGCGTCCTTGGAAAGAGCCCGTCGCCGGATCGGTGGTGAGAGGAGACGGCGGCGGGCTGATGCGGGAGTGTTATGCCAGCGTGAAGCTGCCGATGGTCAGATCAGTTGCGCCGCCGACTTCTTGGGCTACGACTTGTTTGAACTCTTGGGCGAGGTCTTCGCGCAGCTGCGCCTCACCGATCCAGCGCAGGCGGAGTACGGGCTGGTCGCCTCCAGTGAGGACCGCAACGCGCAACTGGATGGTCTGAGCCTGCAGGCCTTCGTAAGGGTTCACGCTGAACAGCAGCTCAGCGGGAAGGCCGTCTGCCGATTTGGCTTCGATCTGATCCATTGCCGAGCGGGATGCGCTCATGTCGCCGACGATGTGTTCGCTTTTGCGGGCCTGCTCGATGGTGATTGATCGAATTGCACCAGCTGCGCGGCGCAAATCGATATCGGCACCGTCGGACGTCAGCGCTGTCAGGTTCGGTGCCCAGTCTTCAATAAAGTCGCTCAGCTCTTTTTGAGTGTGCTTGGACCCGGCTGCGCGCTCCAAAGCGATAAATGCGGCAGTCTTCTTCAGGGTGAGCTTGGCGCGAAAGTCTCCGTGTCCAGGGTTGTCCTGATTGCCGAGATTAAAAAAGACTGTGCACGTCATGTCGTCGCTATCAACGAAGCCCGATGTGTTGCCATCTGCCTGGTTCAGCACGTATTCGCTGAAGTCCTTCAACGACGAGGTTTCAAGCACGCCTCGAAACCGGCTGCGAGTCTGCTGAAACTTCTCCAAGCTGACGACATTCACGGTCGCGGGTAGGGCGATTGAAGGTGTAAAGGTGTCCAGCGCCTTGGCGTTTGCGATTACAGCGGTGTCTTGGATCAACTGAATTGCTTTGGCTTCCATGAATCATTTCCTGCTGTGGTGAGAGGTATGGAATAGGGTTGATTTACGATCTGGCAGGGACGGGTGCGGCGTTGCGATCAAACATCTGGTCTGCCGCAGGTGTTTCAGGGAACAGCGTCAGCCGACCGCCTTCGCCGACGTACATCGGCGTATCGAGGGTGGTGTCCTCGGTGCGGCTGCCGCGCTTGGTCGGCACTTTGTAGGCCAGCTTGTGGTTGACGGTGACCTGGTGGCTGTCAGCTATTTGTTTGAGCGAAAACGTGAGCGTCACGGTGCCGACCTTTTTGTTGTCGACGACGCCTGCAGCAACCTCGGAGAGCGCATGACCGACCTGGTTCGCGAAGACGCCTGCGTTGAGTTCGCCGATGAACTCGGCTGTGTCCGTTGGTTTCATGTCCTGTGCCTCTGGTTGTTGTCACTGGAAGGCCGTGACCACCTTTGAATCAGGCCGCTTTCAACTTGGCCTGTGCATCGAGATAGGCCGCGAGGTCGTGCAGGTACACCACTGGCTGGCCCTTATTCGATCCACCCAGCCGAGTCACCTTGAGGTTGATGCGGCCAGCGTTGATCTTGCGGAGCAGGTAGCGATCACTCGATATGTGCGAGAAATACCGCTCCCGCACAGTGCTCAGCGTCGGGCATGGGGTCGCAAACTCATCCCGGAGCTGAATTAGCGTTTCACTCACGCAGAATCCTCCCCATACCCCTCCTGTTGGGGCACCAACTGAAGGCGAATCAGCTCCGCGAGACCCTCTTTCGATTTGCCGGTTGCAGTAGCGCACAGGCGTCCCTTTGAGTCTGCCACCACAGCGCCGTATGGACGCTCTGGGCAGCGTGTTGGGGTGACATACGCGACTTGGCCTTCAAGCAGCACGGCGTCCACCATCCGAAAAACTTCCGCCAATTCGGCAGTTACAGGTGGCAAACCGTCCAGCATGCTGAGTGCCTCTGAGGTCGCTCCGATCAATGTTGAACGACTGACGATGGTCGGGTGGTTCAGGTGCAAAGGAACCAGTTTCAGCGCGCATACGGCGTGAGTAATTGCGTTAAGAGTCATGCTGCGGCGTCCTTGTTCGCGGTGGTGATGCCAAGCTGATCCGAAAGCCAGGCAACACCCGCCTCCTTGACCATCACCACTGCATAGTGGCTGTAGGCGTGAATGTTCTTGTTCCAGCGGCTGCGCGAGTCTTCGTACAGGTAGCCTTGGTCGCGGTGCTTGGGTGCAAGCTCGCCTGCCTGAGTCAGTACGCCGATTTCGCGCAACTTCGCTCGAAAGGCTCGTGGCTTCATCCCAAGAATCGTTGCTGTAGCGTCTAGCGTTCTGTTCATGAGGAATGCCTCAGGCCACAGCCAGCAAACCGCGTGAGCGGATGGCGCGATACAACTCGTTCAGTGCCCTATACAGTTCTTGAAGACTGCTGTCGTTGGTAAGGACCAAGTCGTCCGGATGGACTGACACACCCGCTTCGCTGATGTGAGGGTTCACTTCCGCTGCGTCGGGTCGGGACAAATGAATGACGGTCCCGCCGCGTTTGCGGATGAAGTCGGCCTCGTTTTCGAAGCGGACATCGCTTACTACAAAGCCCGGCACGCCATCGAACACAGCACTGAAGCAGTCAAGGTTTTGTTCGGCGAGGTCGATCCAAAGGTTGGCGCTGATCATGTGACGGCCCCACTCGGTGCCAAGCAGTTGCATCAACTGGCGAGGTGAGCGACCCAGCCAGTCAATGGGCTGTTCCTTTTTCTCGCCTGCGAGATCCTCGGTACTGAGGTTGAATATGGCCATGATGCCGTCGCGCAAAGGGTCGGCGAATGCGTAGCACTCAAACCCGTGCTCGTGGGCCAGGTGCTGGGCGGCGGTTGTTTTGCCGGAGCGGGCAGGGCCGGTGAGGCCGATCAGGATTTGCTTCATGCCGCATCACCTCCCCATGGACCGAAGTCATCGATTGCCGGTGCAGGTGCTGCTTTCGCGGCGCTGCTTTTTGGCTGGATGATCAAGAGAAGGCCGGTTTGGCGCTGAATGGTGGCGATAGATTCGCGGTTGGAGGCCGCTGCCGGGTGGAGATACACCGGGCAGCGGGTATTGCGCTGTGTTGTTTGCATGGCTCGTACTCTGTGGTGAGAGGGCTACGAGACAAAATTAGTACTACTGCTTATTTATGTCAACAGTAATACTTATAATTTGATGAGAAATTAGATTTTCTGCTGATTTTTCTTTTAGAGAAGGACCGAATACCAGAAGACTTTACCAATCACTCGGATGTGATCGCGCACGTAATCACCGTCATAGCGTTCGTCAGGATGTTCTTCGGCGTTGTAGCTTCGAAGGCGTAATCCTGATCCTGGAAGGCGGTACAAGACTTTTACGCGAAGCTGACCGTCGTGATCAATCGCGTACATTTTCCCGTCTTGGATTGCTGTGACAGCAGTATCAACCCCAACGGTGCTTCCATCTGGCAATACCGGTTCCATGCTGTTTCCGTGAACTGGAACGCAGCCTGCCGTGTTCGGATCGATACCTTTCTTCTGCAGAGTCCGTTTGCCGAAGCGCAGCATCCTTCCGTTTGTTTCAAGCATAACTTCTGAGCCTTTACCTGCTGAAAGTTCTACTTCTTTGAAAAAAGGCAGTTCAACCTCGTCTGGGTCGAGAGGGGTTTTGTCATCCCATTCTTCAATCGGGATCAACGCTTGAGCGGAGGTCGAAGGGGGGCCATCTAAGTCTCCCTCTTGAAGGTCCATCGAAAACGGTGCCCCAACCACTGGGTATTTGATGAACCTGGCAAGGCGTGGGCTCACCTGCTCATAACTGAAGCCTAAGACGTTTGAAAACTTGGATAAGGCTTTGAAATTAAGTGGAATTTTCCCATTGAGGTACTGACTCACAACGCTCTGTCCTGCCCAACCGCATAGATCAGCGATCCTTTCCTGCGTGAGTGATTTGTCCTCACGTTTTTTGGCCAGATAGAAATCTTTCAACCGCTTTGCCTCAGCGGCACGGATTTCGGGGGTAGGGTTAAGCAGGTCATAGGTCATGGTTGTCAATTTATAAGCAAGGCTTATTCTTTCCAAACAGGTGGGCTGATATTTTTCTTGCGCTAATTTAGAAGTGTCACTAATATTTTTGCGTAGACGCCCTTCGAGGACCCTAGGATGCCGGATGAAATTGGAGTGATGCTTTGTGAATTTGCCAAGGGCAAGACGCAGCCTGAGCTGGCTGGCCTGCTCAGCGTATCGCAAAGTGCCGTATCGCAAATGCTGAACTCTGATCGTGATATCAGGGTTCGGATCGGCTCTGACGGCAGTTGTCTTGCCTACGAGATTAGGCCCATAGGTAACAGAAAAAAACCTAAAGCGGCTTGAACAAGAAGTAGCAGGGCCGGGGACCTCTCACCACAAGATTCCCCCGACCCAGCAACGGCGGTGCAAAACACTGCCGACTCCGCTGACCAGGCCCTCTCACCACAAGAATCGCCTGGTTGGCTAGAACGATGAACCGTGCCGCACAGCACGTTTAGCACAGCACATCGGTCGTGGTCGTAGGATAGGGCGTGCCCCTGCCTGTGGCTACACCGTAAACGGGGATTTTACGGTTATGAGTCGCATGGATTTATTGCCTGACGCTGGTCAGGTGCTTTCGTTGCGTCAGGCGCTTTACCGCGCCGGTCGCGACTACAAGGGCGGGGTCACCGCCCTTGCTCACGACATGGTGTTGGAAAACGACGCCCTCCAGAAAAAGCTGAAGCTCGATGAAGAGCGACGCTGGTTGAATCCTGACGAACTGGAAGACATCGTCCGGCTGACCGGCAGCCCGCTTTTGCTCGATGCTTTGATGCGTCCCGCCGGGGCTGTTTGGTATCAGCCCGAGCCCGTCGCAGCCACCCAGGATGCGCTTAAGTCGGTTGGCAAGCTGCTGACCGAAACAGGCGAGTTCGTTTCGGGTATGCACAACGGCGCTGCCGATGGGGTATGGGAGTTGCACGAAGTTGCTCTGCTGGAAAAGCAGGGCAACGACATCATTCGTGCGGTGCTGGGCATCATGGCCGGCGCTCGTCTGGCGATGGAGGATCGTGCCAATGGCTGACGATATCGACCGCGCTACAGAACAGACGCAGTACCTACTGGATGTTGCTCTGTTTCGGCATCGCCGTATCCCGACCAGCATGGTCAGCGCGCAGTTTTGTGAAGACTGCGACGACCCGATCCCTGAGCCACGCCGTGCTGCCATCGTTGGCTGCGAAACGTGCATTCACTGTCAGTCGCTGCGGGAGCAGCGTAGATGAGTGATCGTCCAACACCGCTTTCTGCTTGGGCACGCCGCTACTGCGAGACATTCAATTTTGCGTTAGTACCGATTCAACCGGGCGAAAAAGGCCCAAAGGGGAAGGGCTGGAATCAGCCTGGCAATTACATCGTTGATCCAGCCAAGGCCGAGGCGTTCTGGACGAAAAATCCAAACCATAACCTCGGCGTTGTACTGGGGCCGAGTCGGGTGTGTTCGCTGGACGTGGACGATGTCCAGTGGACACGGTTCGTCCTGTACGAACTGCTGGGCGTTGATCTGGACGCGCTCGCCCTGTCTTTTCCCACTGTCGTCGGCAACCCACTGCGGTTTCGGGTCCTGTTCCAGGTCCCAGAAGGGCTGGAGCTGACGCGGCACTCGCTGTCTTGGCCCAATGAAAACGATCCTGACGGCTCAAAGCATAAGTCGATCATGCTCAAGGCAAACGCTGCTCGGGAGGCGGGTGACACAGCCAGGGAGGCTCTTTATCGAGCAGATGCCGAGCAGTACAAGCGGTTCACGGTATTTGAACTGCGTGCAGGATTGGTGCAGGACGTACTGCCTCCCTCCATTCATCCAGGCACCGGCAAGCCTTACACCTGGCGCACGCCGCCTGACGCATCCGGACTTCCGATCCTGATCAGCGATCTGCTGAATGTCTGGAACAACTGGGACGTCTTCAAACGGGGCGCGGAAGCCGCGTGCCCATGGCTGCCGAAGGACGCCAAGCCTGCTGGCAAACAAAAGCCGAAACCGAAGCCAGCCCTTTCAGGTGGCAAGCGGCCGTCTGTCATCGACGAATTCAACAATTGCCACGATGTCGAAGAGATCCTGCGCAGCCACGGCTATACCAAGCGCGGCGGCAAATGGCTGTATCCGCAAAGTAGTACAGGGCTGCCTGGGATCACCGTGGCTGAAGGCAAAGTGTATTCGCACCATGCGGCTGATCCGTTGGCCAACGGTCACCAAAACGATGCATTTGAAGTGTTCTGCTTGCTGGAGCACGGGGGTGATCAGTCCAAGGCGGTCAAGGAAGCGGCGCGGATGCTCGGCATGCAATCGACCCGTCCCAGCGCAAGCGATCTTCCCCCGGCCCCAACTGAGGGTAGCTACCAGCCAGATGGGGCAGAACCAACTGCTGTCAGCGAGGCGGCTCCTGCTCCTGACGGGGGGGCGGGGGAGGAGCTGACTATTGAACAGGTGCTGCGACGATTCGCGTTGGTCGAGGGCACGACGCATGTGTGGGACTTCGACAAGTCCCGAGCGATGAAAAAGTCGGCCTTTGAAGCGCGTGTGGGCAAGCCCATTGCCAAGCTCTGGCTCGATGCCACCGACAAGAAGCTGATCGCAGACGATCAGGTGAAGGACATCGAGCAGGCCCGCAAAATGGCCGGCAAGAAAGGTGGTGCACTGGGCATGCGGCCTACGGAACGTTACGTGTACATCGACGGAACCAAGGACGTTTGGGACCGTGAGAAGAAGCGCCGAATCGCCGAGGGGGCCGTCAAGATGGCCTTGGGCGACACCTATGCGCTCTGGTTGAACAGCAGCGAGCGGCGGGTGGTGGACGTCGAACACATTGTCTTCGACCCGACCATGACGAAAGACCCCAGCATTTACATCAACACCTTTGACGGCCTGCCGTTGGAGCCGGTCAATGACGACGCGGCGTGCGCCAACCTGCGTTGGCTGATCTCATTTCTCTGCAACCATGATGAAGCTGCTGCACTGTGGCTGACTCGGTGGCTTGCATATCCGTTGCAACACCTCGGGGCCAAGATGGACACGGCGGTGCTGATGCACTCCACCATGGAAGGCTCGGGCAAAAGCCTGTTGTTCGCTGACACCTTCGGTGCGCTCTATGGCCAGTACGCTGCGACAGTTGGCCAGACCCAACTGGAGAGCAACTTCAACGCCTGGCAAAGCAGGAAGATGTGGGCCGTGTTTGAAGAGGTGGTCAGCCGCGATCAGCGCTACAACCAGGTAGGCAAGATCAAGCACTTGGTCACCGGCAAGACCGTGCGCATGGAGTCGAAATTTATCAACGGCTGGGAAGAGGCCAACCACATGAACGCGGTCTTCCTCAGCAACGAGATCCTGCCTTGGCCGATCAGCGACAGTGATCGGCGAATGTTGGTCATGTGGCCAATGGAAACCTTGCCGATCGCCCGACAGAAAGCCGTAGGCTGCGAGCTGGAGAGTGGCGGTGTCGCCGCGCTCTATGGCTGGCTGCTGCGTGTGGATCTGGGTGACTTCAATGAACGCACCCGTCCGCCCAGCACTGCGTCACGCGAGCGGCTGGTCGCGCTCAGTCGGGCCGGGTGGCAAACGTTTCTGTACCTTTGGCGGTATGGCGAATTGGGCCGAGGGCTCTGGGGGGTATGTCTTTCAACGGACCTGTACGCCTTGTTTCTCGAGTGGTGTCAGCGCAACAAAGAGCATGTGATGAGCCAGACGAAGTTCTCGCTGTTCATCAGCTCGGAGGTGGAGAAGACCCGGTCAATACCCTGGACTGAACGCAATGATCGGCGCTTCGGCGCTTTCTTTGTGCCCGATGATCCCGAGGCTTCCCTTCCCCCATCAATGAGAGCGCCGGACTTGGGCGTTGCCGTCGATGCCTGGCGGGCCAAGGCGCGCCTTGCGGGGTGGAGCGTGGACAGCTGGGACCACGTGAAGGCGGTCGCAGCATGAGATCCTCTCAAAGTGTGTTGGGTGTGTTGGGTATGTTTTGGGTTGGTTTCGGCAACCCGACACAGATTAAACGCCCATTTTTCGCGGGGTACAGACGTGTGTGTTGGGTGTGTTGGGTTTGGCGTCGCGTGCGCGCATGCGCGACGTTATTTATGCCGGTTAAAGCGCAGTTATTTTTTCTCCATGCGAGGACCTATAAACCCGACAAACCCAACACACCTAACACACTCTTATTTAATTCGTTGTTTTTAAAGAGTTTTAAGTGTGTTGGGTCTGTGTTGGGTAGGGTGTTTTCTGTGTCGGGTTCAGCTTTTGAGAGGAAAGGGCAGTGATCAAGGAAATCGAAGCGTTGATGGTGCATTGGGGCGAGCAGATGCGAGAGCGCGGCCAAGGCGGTGGATTGGGCAGCCAGATGGGGGCCATCATTGAATGGGGCGGCGCGCCACCGCGTGGTACGCCGGGTTCTCGGATACTTGGCGGTACCGGGTGTGGCATTGACCACATCGCAAGCGAAATTGGAGCCGCCGTTGCAGAGCTTGAGCGGTCAGGGCGTGCACCACTGGCACGGTTGGCAATGGAGCGTTATTGCGCCATGACCACGATCCGGGAACAGATGAAGGCAGTCGGCATTGCCGAAGGTGCTGACCGTACTTATCGCAACTGGGTGGATCGCCTGCATCAGCAGGTCCTGTTGATTCTCACGATCCGGAGCGGCTCGACCCGTGGCTACCCGGTTGGACCGCAAACCAACCGTCACTTGAAGGTAGCAACCGGTTCCTCGGCGAACTCTTCAATCCCTCGGGCGCTCTGACCGTTCGTCCGGGCTAGTTGTCGCATTGTGGTCGTATTCATGCTGTATTGCGGTCACATTTGGCCTAACCGTTAAACAGCCCTTTTCGGTTTTTCCGAACGCCGGTACAACGTGGGCATGATCTGCGATTTGCGCCTGAATCACAGTCAGAGCACTTGCTGTGCATGCTTCACCCAGCCATCCCCAAGGCTGTCACCAACCCCGCTTCGGCGGGGTTTTTAATTTCAGCTCCCCCGGAAGGGTGGCAACCGGATGCGGACCATGCCTGACAAACCAGATACGTGGGCGCGGTTCATCGCGGCCATTTCAAACCCACTGTGGCAGGGCATGATCATGGCCATCGTCGTCTCTTTACTGCGCATCCTTTACGACGCCAAAGAAACCAGTAAGCGCCGGATCTTGTTCGAGGCGCTGATCTGCGGCTCTCTGAGCCTCGTCGCTTCCAGCCTGATTGAGTGGATGACGTGGCCGCCTAGCTTATCGGTTGCTGCAGGTGGAACCATTGGCTTTCTTGGCGTTACCGCCATTCGCGAGCTGGTAACCCGCTTCATTGGTCGGAAGGTGGATTCCGTATGAAAGCCATCGCTGTCGCAATAATCATCGCGTTGGTGGGTGTACTGCTGGTAGGCATTCAGCAGTACCGGGTCGTCGCATTGCGCGGCGAAGTGGAAGTGGAGGCCACGGCCAAGAAGAAAGCGATAGACGCCAACGTCGAAAGCGAGGCCACCATCACCACGTTGCGCGCCGAGGCCCAACGTAACGCTGCCTATCTGAAGGACTTGAATCAACGGATCAAGGCCAGCGAAACCAAAGCCAAACAGGCGAGGAAAGAATTTGAAGACCTCAAGCGCAACAGCAAGCCCGTTCGTGATTGGGCTTCTCAGCCTTTGCCTGATGGCCTGCGGGGCAAAACCAGCAGTGATAACAAAAACATCAGCAGTCCGAATCGAACCCCCTGAGCTGATTCCTTGCGAACGCATCAACGCCGATGAGGCGGATCTTCGGTCGAATGGTGACGTGTGGGAGTTGAAGGATCAGGCCATCAAGCTGCTCGACACCTGCGCAGATCAGGTTGACGCCCAGATCCTGCGCAGCCAGAGCAAGTAGACGATGCCACTGGGCGTCATGCCCCATCTGGGTGCGCACCAATCCCGTGTTTTTTGGGTCCTCCCCGAGGGGGGGACCCTACACGGGTACGTGGACTCGCGGTTCTTGTGCAGCTGAGTTTTTTGCAGGGATGTCCGTCTTTCTAAAGGGTTGTGTATGGGTAGGAAAGTCAGCAAGGCCGACTTGGGTGAGATCGTTGGTCGGGACGAACGCACCCTGACCCGGTGGCAAAACGACGGCATGCCGGTGGTCGAGTTTGGTCTCGGGCGTGGCAACGAAAACCAGTACGACACCGAAGCGGTAGTCCAGTGGTTGATGCAGCAAGCCTCGCTCAACGGTAAGAAAGAATCGTCCCGTGACAGGCTTGACCGGGTTCGGGCCAACCGTGAAGAGCTGGCGCTGGCCAAAGAGCTTGGGGAGGTGGTGATCGCCTCCGACATGATCCAGCGCTTCGAGGCCATGATCATGTCGGCCAAGGTCGAACTGCTTAATACATTTCCAGATGTGCTCGCCGCTGAGCTGTCAGCCCGGTATGGCATAGAGGTGGACGATCTACTGATTCGTGAGCCCATCGAGGCCATCCTGAGAAGGCTATCGGACTATGACAATGATGCTGACTCAGTTGGAGATTCTGACGAATCGCCATACCCGGAGGGCCTTGAGGAGGACGGCGAGTGAGTCCCTGCACAAGGCCTGTTTGAAGTGGGCTCCACCGCCGCGCATGAGCATCATCGAATGGGCAGACAAGTATCGCTGGCTGTCTGCTGAAGAGGCGGCTCGGCCGGGTAAATACCGGTTCGATGTGACCCCGCATCTGGTCTGGCCAGGTGGTCCGCTTGAGGCACTGGACGATCCAAACGTCACAGAAATCGTAGGGCGCAAGTCTGCGCAGGTGGCCTGGACGTCGGGCGTGCTGGGTAATGCCCTGGGCAAGTGGATCGACATCGATCCGTCTCCGATCCTGGTTCTGTTTCCCAAGGCTGAAGCGGCCAAGCAGTATGTGGGCGAGAAGCTTGAGCCCATGATTGAGGCGACGCCCAGGCTTCGAAAGAAGGTCGATCTACGCAGTCGCAAGCTGCAGCAGCGTCAGGACTTCAAGCGTTTTCCGGGCGGCTTTCTGAAAATGGTGGGCTCCAACAGTCCGGCGAGTGTGAAGTCCACGCCGGTGCCGAGAGTCGCTGTCGAGGAGCCTGATGACTGTAACCTCAACCTGCGGGGGCAGGGGGACAGCATCAAGCTGGCCAAGGAACGCTTGAAGACGTTTCGCCGCTCGAAAATCATCATCGGCGGCACCCCGACCATCAAGGGGCTGTCGGCCATTGATGCGGAGCTGGAGATCTCGGACAAGCGCGAAGGGCTCGTGCCTTGCCACGAATGTGGCCAGTCGCATGCGTTGAGTTTCGACAATCTGTTCTGCGCCGACGACCCCGACTATCACCACGAGGTGTATGGCAAGAAACGGCCGGAACATGCGTATTACGCCTGCCCACACTGCGGCTGTTCGTGGGATGACAACCAGAAAAACGCAAACCTCAAACACGGCCGTTGGGTCGCTACGGCCGAGTTTAGAGGCATTGCCGGTTACATTCTTAACGAGCTGTACGCCACCTTCTGGGGATCGCGCTTCCAGGCGCTGATGGAGAAAAAGCTTCAGGCCGAGCACGCCGCGTCCCACGGCAACATCGGGCCGATGATCGCCTTCGTCAATAGCTCCAAGGGAGAAAGTTACGAATACAAAAGCGATGCACCCAAAACCGATGAGCTGGAAAAGCGGGCCGAGCCTTACGCAGAGCTGACGGCACCCAACGGGGTGCTGCTGATTACGGTGGGCGTCGACGTTCAGGGGGACCGGCTGGCGCTGGTCATCATCGGCTGGGGCCGGGGTGAAGAATCGTGGCGGCTTTACTGGGGCGAGTTGTACGGCAATCCCATTGATCCGCATGACGCCGTTTGGCAGGAGCTGGATCGGCTGATTGCCAAGCCGGTGGCGACAGAGGGCGGAGCGCAGCTGGTCATTTCCGCAGTGAGCATCGACAGCTCGGACGGCAACACCAGCGACGCGGTCTACGGGTACGTTCGGGATCGGCAGCGTTACAACATCATGGCGATCAAAGGTGCATCGATTGACAGCCGTGATAAGGAAATCTTTACCCGGCCGTCCCCGTCGGTTGACTCGTCTCAGGACAACACCAAGGCCTCGAAATATGGCCTGCGCGTCTACATCGTCGGAACCCACAAGGCCAAGACGCTGATCGACGGACGCCTTCGGCTGACCGGCGCAGGGCCGGGCCGGATGCACTGGTACAGCGAGATCCGCTCGGACTACTACGAGCAGCTCACCAACGAAGTGCTGGCCCCGCACGCGCGCAACCCCAGCAAGATGGTGTGGCAGAAGAAGGCGGGCCGCCGTAACGAAGCGCTGGACTGCGAAGTGTATGCACTGCATGCGGCCAGAAGCTTGAAGACCCATCTGTTACGCGAACATGAGTGGGATCAGTTGGAGCAACAACTGCTGCAACCCACTCTTTTCAACACCGAGCAGGCCGTCACTCCTGTGCCACGTAAAGCGAATGCTCGCGGTCGTGGCACGCGCAGCCGTGCAGGCTACTAGAGGTTCAATCATGACTGACGCACAAATGCGCCTGGAGCAAGTACGGGCGGCGATCTCTGACGTCCTCAAAAAGGGTCAGCGGCTGAAGCGAGCGGATCGCGAGATATATCGGGCCGAGCTCGACAGTCTGCGTTTGCTGGAACAGCAATACGCCAAAGAGGTCGCGCTTGAACAAGCATCGCTGCAGGGCAGGGGGCGTAATCGCATCTCCTACATGGTGATTTGATTATGGGTTTTTTCCGTAAAGACCCTGCCGAGTTGTTGATGCGAGAGGCACTCAAGCTCGCCAAGTCTGTGTCTGAAGGCTCGCCTGCCAAAGCGCAGGGTGGCGGGGGCGGGGTTGAAACCCGCTGGCGCGGCGCATCCCGTGTGCTGCGCAGCATGGCAGGCTGGATTCCGGGATTGGGCAGTGCCAGGCGCGACCTGCATCACAGCGAGCGTCGCATGCTGGTCGCCCGGTCGCGTGATGCCATGCGCAACCATCTGATCGCTCGGGCGGCGATTACACGCCTGCGTACCAATGTGGTCGGCACCGGCCTAGTCTGCCGTGCCCAGATCGATCATGTTGCGGTGGGCATCGACGAGCAGCAGGCCGAGCAACTGAATGCTCAACTGGATAGGATCTGGTCGCTATACGCCGATGACCCCCGCGAGTGTGATGCCGAAGCCACGCTCAATCACTACCAACTGCAGGCGCTGGTGCTCATATCGGCCATGGTCTGCGGCGACGTTCTGATCGCCAGCCCCGACGATGAGCGTCCGGGATGCATCTTCAGCACTCGTTTGCAGTTGATCGAGTCGGACCGCGTCTGCAATCCGGACGGGGGCATGGACCGCGCGGACATGGTTGAAGGTGTCGAGTTTGACCGGTTGGGAGCCCCCTTGGCGTACCACGTCTGCAACGGCTATCCCAATGAGTTTCTGGCAGGCCAGAACCTCGCGTGGGAGCGACTGCCTGCTTTCGGTGATGTGACCGGCAGACGTCGGGTCATGCATGTCATGTCGGACAAGGAAAGGCCAGGCCAGAAGCGAGGCGCTCCTTATCTGGCTCCGGTGCTGGAACCGCTCCAGAAGCTGGAGCGCTACAGCAGCGCCGAGTTGATGGCAGCGGTTATCTCCGCGATGTTCACGGTGTTCATCAAAAAGAACAACGACTTCAACGTCTCCAACTTGCCCATGTCCGCCATGGGTAACGAGGGCGCGGGTGGTGATACCACCGACGATGGTGAGCTGGCATTGGGGGAGGGTGCCATTGTCGACTTGGGAATGGGCGAGGAGCCGGTGGTTGCCAATCCGGCTCGACCCAATGCCCAGTTCGACCCCTTCTTCACGGCGGTCGTTAAAGAGATCGGCGCGGCGCTGGAGCAACCGATGGAGGAGTTGCTTCTGCATTACAGCAGCAGTTACAGCGCGGCTCGCGCTGCAATGCTCCAAGCCTGGCGGTTCTACAGCGTTCGGCGCTGGTGGCTGGCCTGTGACTTCTGTCAGCCCAGCCGTGAATTGATCATTGATGAGGCGGTGGCGAGAGGGCTGATCCACCTGCCGGGTTATTCGGACCCTGCGAAGCGTAAAGCCTACTGTCAGGGTATCTGGATAGGCCCTGCGAGGGGCGCTATTGATGAGCTGAAAGAGGCCAATGCGGCCGGTAAGCGGATCGAAATAGGGGTCAGTAACGAGACCCTCGAAACGGCCGCAATGACGGGCGAGCCTTGGCAGCAGGTTTATCGCCAGCGCGTCCGCGAAGTCGAGCAGCGACGCGCAGACAACCTGCACATGTTGCCCAAAGGCGGCGTCATCGCTGATCCACCCACACCACCCAACGAGGAATAACCATGCCCCGCGCATTGGAGCTGGCTGCATCGCAGCCTTGGCTGATGCTGCCTGACGCCCTGGATAACCTGCTGACCATTGCCGACCGCATGGGCGATCCGGGTGCGTTGGAGAGCAAAACCGGTATCCGGCTGGAGAACAGCCGCACGGTCAGCGTTCGCAACGGCGTCGCCATCATCCCGGTGGTCGGTCCGGTTTTTCGCTACGCCAATCTGTTTACCGAGATCAGTGGCGCGACCAGCACTCAGGTGCTGGCCACCGACCTGCAGTCGGCACTGGATGACCCAAGCATCAAGTCCATCATCCTCAATATCGACAGCCCTGGCGGTGTGGCGGCGGGCATCAACGAGCTGGCTGACCAGATCCATGCGGGACGCGCGCGCAAAAGCATCGTGGCCTACATCGGTGGAACGGGGGCCAGCGCTGCTTACTGGCTGGCGTCTGCGGCCAGCGAGATCGTCATCGATGAGACGGCGTTACTCGGCAGCATTGGCGTTGTGGTGGAGGCCGTGGTCGAGGGGGAGGCTAGCACCGGCCGCAAGCGCTATCAGATTGTCAGCCGTAACGCCCCCAATAAACGGCTGGACATGGCCACCGAAGAGGGGCGCGCCAAGGTCGGTGAGACCGTGGATGCAATGGGCGAGGTGTTCGTGGCCAAGGTTGCCCGCAACCTCGGCGTGGCCTCTGACGATGTTCCCGCAATGGGGGATTTTGGCGGCTTGCGGGTAGGTGCTGCCGCCGTTGAATCGGGCCTTGCTCACCGCCTGGGCTCACTGGAAGGACTAATTACCGAACTGGCCAAACCGGCCGCTCGACAACCGAGGACATTCACTATGACCACCGTCAATTCCACCGCTCAGCTGCGCGATGCACTGGCCGCTGGCACCGACCCAAACACCATCGAGATTGCCCAGGCCAGCCAGTCCGAACTGGAGACTGCACGTACGCAAGCCAGCACGCAGGCGGTCACCGCTGAGCGTGAGCGCATCAAGGGCATCAACGGTCTGGCCAGTAAGGGCTTTGAGGCCGAAATCACGGCGGCCATCGATTCCGGAGCCTCGGTTGAGGCAACCGCTTTGCAGTTGTTCAAAGCTGCCCAGGACCGTGGCATTTCGTTGAGCGCCATTAAGGCCGACAGCACCCGTGCATCTACTTCTACACCCGCCGATGGCAACGCTCAGGGTGAGCGCAAAGCCGTAGTCGGAGCCATTGTCGCGGGCGCTTCGCGTCGCTGATCAGGAGAACATCATGAGTAATCCAACCCGTCAGACCTACGTCCCCAGTCATCTCTCTGCAGGTGCATTCCCTGTGGTGATTGAGACCGGAATCATTGCGGCAGGCCAGAAGCTCAAGCGTGGTGCAGTGCTCGGTCAGGTCGACGCTTCGGGCGAGTACGTGCTCAGCGCCGCCGCTGCCGACAACGGCTCTCAGGCACCCAAGGCTGTGCTCGACCAAGACGTAGACACCACCGGCGGTGCTTATCCAGCATCGATCCTTCTCACCGGCGAGGTGCTGGGCTCTGAGCTCATGTTGGGCGAAGGCCTGTCACTCGCCAAAGCAAAAGCAGCCCTGCGGCCGCTGTGCCTGTTCATTCGTTAATCGGAGCTTCTGATGGATATTTTTGACACCCGCACCATGCTTGAAGCCGTAGAGCAGATGCCCACGGCGCGACGTTTTCTGCTGAACACGTTCTTCAATGGCGGCAGCCCCGTGACTTTTCCCACCAAAACGGTGGACATTGATATCGTCAAAGGCCAGCGCAAAATGGCACCGTTTGTTCATCCGCGCCTGCCCGGTAGCATTTCGCTGCGTGAGGGTTACCGGACTGACTCCTACGCGCCGCCGTACATCCAGCCCAAGCGTGAAACCACCGCTGAGCTGGTCCTCAAACGCTCGGCAGGAGATAACCCTTTCTCCAGCCGGACGCCATTGGAGCGTGCAGGACAGATGCTGGGTAAGGATCTGCGCGACCTGGACGACGAAATCATTCGTCGCGAGGAGTGGATGTGTGCCCAGGCACTGACCACCGGCAAGGTGCGCGTGCTGGGCGACGGTGTTGATGACACCATCGACTTCCTCATGGCTAACGATCACAAGATCACGCTGGGCACCGGGCAGTGGGGTACCGAAAAATCTGACCCGATTGGCAACCTGCGCGCCTGGAAACGCAAGATCGCCAAAGACTCCGGCCGCACTGCCAACACTGCTGCGCTGAGCGGTGAGGCGCTTGATGCATTCCAGTCCAACCTGACGGTCATCAAGCAACTGAACACCCGTCGCGTGGACATGGGCCTGATCAAGCCGGAAGAGCTGCCGGACGGCGTCACCTACTTGGGCTACCTGAACGATCCGGGTGTCGACCTTTACGGCTATGACGAGTGGTACCTGGATGACGAGGGCGATGAGCAGCCCATGATTCCAGCGGGCGGCCTGATTCTGGGCGCGACGTCCACGCGTAACGCCATGCTTTACGGTGCGATTCAGGATCTGGAAGCCATCGAGAGCGGGCTGGTCGAAGCGGCGCGCTTCCCCAAGAGCTGGACGACCCAGGAGCCGAGCGCTCGCTGGTTGAAGCTTCAGAGCGCGGCACTCGCTGGTTTGCTGGAGCCGGACGCATTCATCTACGCCAAGGTGGTGTGAGATGGCCAAGAAGCCCGGCTATATCGTGGTGGATGGCTGCATTCAGGAGGGGCGCAACGTCATTCTCAGAGGCAGCCCATACGCCCCGGCCAGCAAAGAGATGGAGGATGCGCTGATTGCAGAAGGGCGTATCGCCATGAGCACGGACCCTCGGGCGCAAGAGGCTATCCAGTCTCAGGCAGCGAGCCCTGGCGATACTGATGACGCCACCGACGGTGACTGACCATGAGCTTTCGAGAACTGGCTGAGGACATGGACGCCCAGATCCTTGAATCTCTGGGCGATATCGCAACCGTCGACGGACGCGAGATCGCGGGGTTTCTTTCAATCCCGTGGCTGCAACCCAAGCTCGGACGCATCAACACCGGCATCAGGGAACCGCACTTCACGATACGTGTTCACGACGCTACTGGCGTTGTGATTGGTCAGACTGTCTCCATCGACCTGCCTGAGCAGGACGGTGGCGGTCGGTATGACCTGGTCGGCCTGGAGCCAGACGGTACAGGCTGGATGTCTCTTATCCTGAGGCTTAAGCGATGAGCATAGGCAGCTTCTACAAACAGTCGGCCAAGGACGGCATGATCACCCTGCAGCCTTCTGCGGCTGATCTGGAAGCGTTCAAGGACTTTGCTGCAGCGGTTCCCAAAGCGGCGGTCGCGGCCCAGCGTCGAGCCATCAACAAAACTTTACGCTGGTTGCGCACGCACATTGCCAGGGCAGTCGGGCGACAAGAGCGCATCGCGGTCACGGCTGTTCGGCAACGCCTTCGGGCCTACCCGGTCAGCGGTGGCACGATGCGCGGCAAGCTTTGGTTTGGTCTGGATGCCATTGCTGCCAGCCGTATCGGTCGTGCGCGGCAGAGCCGTACCGGCGTGTCCGTTGCCGGTCGCCGTTATCAGGGCGCGTTCTTCAAAACGGTTTACGGCGGCAGTCCCGATATCTGGATCCGCACCGCGAGCAAGCACTTCGACTCAGGTGCGTATGCCGAGACAAGACAAGGCAAACGTCGCTCCGGTTTTATCGAAGAAAACGGCAGCCGCTTCCCGCTGGCTAAAGCCAAGGTATCGCTTGAAGAGGCGAGGCCGCATTTCGATAGCTGGGTGAAACGTGCTGATGAGCGCCTGCTGGAGATCCTCAAGCAGGAATTCAACTACGAGCTGCAGAAGTATCTGAAAGGAACTGCCCGTGCCTGACCAAGCGTTCAGTCTCGATTCGCTTTACGAAGCGATTGAGCGACACATCAGGGCCGCGATAGTCGGGCTTGAGTACGTCGGTACCATGCCTGACATGCTTGAGCAGGTCGCTGTGCCAGCCGTGCTGATTGAACTGGTGGAGCTGGAGCCAGGCGTTGATCAGGGCACCGGGGAAACGGCCTTGATTGCCCGGTTCGAAGCACGGGTCATCGTTGGGGCAGAGCGCGAGCAATGTCAGCAGCAGGCAGCCTTTGCAGCCTCACAACTTGCTGTCCTGCTTAGGCTGCAAACCTGGGGGCTTGACGTCGAGCCTTCCGAGTTTGTCCGGGCCGCGCAGGACTGGTCGCGTCCCGAGCTGGATGGCTACGCGGTCTGGGTCGTCGAGTGGACTCAAGGGATCTACCTCGGCGAGGAGGAATGGCCGTGGCCAAATGAGCCACCCGGCACGCTGGTCTTCGCGTTCACTTCCGATACCGGGCGCGACAGCGATGACCTTTACCAAGCGCCTGAGGATATGTGATGAGTTTTGCGTTGGCTGAGCATGACCGCATGCTGGCCGGTGTGGTGAAGGACTGCTACGTCGTAGCGCTGGACCTTTCCGCATCACCTCCGGTCTGTCGTGTTTCAGACGGAAATTGGGTGAGTGCCTGGGTTCGCTGGCACAGCGTTGCAGCTGGCAAGGCGCGCCACTGGCGAGCACCGTCAATGAACGAGCAGGGCACCTTGATCAGTGCCAGCGGTGACGTGTCGCAGGGCACGTTCATTCCTGGGCTTTACGGCAATGCCGGTAGCCAGCCTGATAACCGCGATCACGTGGAAGTCTGGCGCTTCGACGATGGCGGTTCCCTGATCTACGACTGGCAGGCCAACACCTACACAATTGATCTGCCCTCTGGAACGGTGACTGTCACAGTCGGAGCCAGCTCGGCCGTTGTGACCGACGACTCTATCAGTGTGACCTCCGGAACGATCACTGCCAAGGCAGCCACGATCACGCTGGATGGCAACGTCACGATCAGCGGAACGCTCGCCGTAGTCGGTGATATCCATGGCGGCGGGCAGATTATCGACACGGGCGGCAACACCCCGAACCACAAGCACTGACCCGGCCCGCACTGCGGGCTTTTTAATGTCTGGAGATTATTCGATGGCGACAGTAAAAACCGACAAGACTTCTGGTGAGGAGCCGGCCGTTCAATCCATTCAGGTCATCCCTGCGGCCGAATCCGTAGCTGATGCCGTTTCACCTCCCGTGCCCCCGGTGGCGGTTCGGACCTACCGTGACACGCTGTACACCTCCCGCACGCTGATCCTTCCGGATGACCGCACGCTGACGGTCGCCAAGGGCATTGTCACCGCGCTGGCAGATGACGCGGTCGCTGTGCAGTGTCTGAGCACGCATCCCGACCTTGAGCCGTTGGAGTAAGTCATGATCGGAATGGATCGCCGAACCGGTCAGCCCGTCTCCGGCCTGGCGCACCTGCGGCAGTCCATCGAAGACATTCTCACGACACCGATTGGCAGCCGCCGCATGCTGCCAGAGTACGGCAGCAAGATCAGGCGATTCGTGGACCTGCCCGTCAACGATGGTTGGAAGAGCGCAGTGCAGGCCGAGGTAGCAAGATCGCTTTCGCGCTGGGAGCCGCGCCTGCGTCTTGAGCGGGTGAGGGTGATTGCCGTTCTGAACGGACAGGTCACCTTGCAATTGACAGGTACCTACCTCGGCGACGCCGCAGTATTGGAGGTTACGGCATGAGCCTGATCGAATTGTCGGCGCTGCCCGCGCCGCAGGTGCTCGAAGACCTGGACTTTGAAGAGGTCTATCAGGGAGAACTGAGCGCATTTCGTGAGTACATGGGCGATAACTGGAGCGCCTTGCTGGAAAGTGACCCGGTGACAAAACTGCTTGAACTGGGCGCCTATCGACGGCTTCAGAACCGCGCCCGTGTCAACGATGCGGCCAAGGCTCTGCTGCTGGCCTATGCCCGAAAAGCGGATCTCGATCAGTTGGCAGCCAACGTCAATCTCAGGCGTCTGGAGATTCAGGCAGCAGATCCGAACGCCGTGCCGCCTACCGCTGCGGTCATGGAAGAAGATGACGCCTTACAGGAGCGTGTCCAGCTGGCCTATGAAGGGCTCACCACGGCGGGGCCACGAAACAGCTACATCCTGCATGCGCGCAACGCCTCGGCGCTGGTGGCCGATGCTACAGCCGAGAGTCCTTCTCCAGCGGTGGTGGTTGTCACGGTGCTCGCGCTGGAAGGCAGCGGCGAGGCAAGTGCGGATCTGTTGGAGACCGTTCGGCTCAATCTCAGTGACGAAGATGTACGCCCGCTGGGTGACCGCCTGACAGTGCAGAGCGCCGAGATCTTACATTATCGGATCGATGCCGTTGTTCACATGGTCGGCAGCGGTCCTGAAACCGAGGCGACTCTGGCCGAATGCAAAAGCCGTCTGCAGTCTTGGATCAATCCCAGAAGACGGCTTGGCCTTGAGGTCGCTCGGTCAGGCGTAGATGCGCAACTGCACATCAGCGGTGTCAGCCGGGTTGATCTGCAGGGCTGGATCGATATCCGTCCGACAAAGTCGCAGGCAGCCTGGTGCGAAGCATTCACTGTGTCGCGGGGTAGTTGAGATGACCAGCTTGCTCCCCCTCAACAGCACCCCGCTTGAGCGTGCCATTGAAGTGGCTACGGATGAAGTCCCCCAGATTCCGTTACGCACGTTGTACAACCCGCAGACCTGTCCTGCACACCTGCTGTACCACCTTGCCTGGGCTTGGTCCGTCGACCGTTGGGATGATGAATGGTCCGAGCCGGTGAAGCGTGCAGCTATTGCCGCCTCTTTTTTCATCCATGCACGCAAGGGCACCATTGGAGCGATCCGCCGTGTGGTCGAGCCTCTGGGTTATCTGATTGACGTGCTGGAGTGGTGGGAGACCATACCGCAGGGCATACCGGGGACCTTTGCGTTGAAAGTCGGGGTGCTTGATACCGGTATTACCGAAGAGATGTATCAAGAGCTGACCGCCCTGATCGACGACGCCAAGCCGGTCAGTCGGCACATGCGGGAGCTGGCTATAAGCCTGGAAACGACCGGCAGGTTTTACATGGCCTTGTCGGTTTCCGAAGGCGATGAAATCGATGTTTACCCTCCTGTGCAGCGTGACATCAATGTCACGGGTTTTGTAGGACTGGGTGGACGTGAAACCACTATCGATACTCTGGATGTCTTCGCATGATCGATCATACTTCGCAATTCTTTGCCATCTTGACCAACATCGGTGCTGCCAAACAGGCGAACGCCGATGCGTTGGGCATCGCATGGAAAATTGCACAAATGGGCGTCGGGGATGCAAACGGGGCTGATCCTGTTCCGGATGCCTCGCAGAAAAAACTGATTAACGAGCGACGTCGAGCGCCGCTCAATCAGCTCAAGGTTGACCCTGCCAATAACGCAATCATCATCGCCGAGCAGGTCATCCCTGCTGAAGTGGGCGGGTTCTGGATTCGTGAAATCGCCTTGTACGACTCCGATGGTGACATGGTCGCGGTCGCAAACTGTGCGCCATCATACAAACCGGCGCTGACCCAAGGATCTGGTCGCACACAGATTGTTCGCATCAACCTGCTGGTCAGCAATACCAGCAACGTTGAACTGAAAATTGATCCTTCTGTGGTGCTGGCAACGCGTGCATACGTTGACGGTAAAGTAGCCGACGAACTCAACAGGCTCGATCACAAGCAGTCGGTACGGGTTGCGACCTCGACAGACATCAAATTGTCCGGTCTGCAAACCGTGGACGGCATTGAGCTTGTCGACGGTGATCGCGTCCTGGTCAAGTCGCAGACCGCTGGAAAAGAGAATGGCCTGTACACGGTAGTTGCCAGCGGCAACTGGCTGCGCTCGCAAGATGCAGACAGTGATCCTGAGGTCACTGCCGCGCTTATTGTTTCCGTAGAAGAGGGGACCTTGCTGGCCGATACAATCTGGCAACTGCTTACAGGAGGACAGATTCGTGTTGGAACAACCCCGTTGGTTTTCCAGAACATTACGGCGGGCTTTGCCCCGTTGCTGTCCCCGGCTCTGTTGGGCACACCTACGGTGCCCACGCCTGCGGTAGTTGCCAACAACAAGTTGGCCGCCAACACCGAATTTGTGCAGGCCGCGCTGGCGGCTGGGCTTTCGCAAAAGCTCAGCCTGTCTGGAGGACAACTCAAGGGCAAGTTGAAGGCTAAGGTAGGCGCGGCCAATGCGGGCAATACAAACGACAGTGGCTTTGTGTTTGATGACGATACCGGCCTGTTCAGTCCCACGGACGGCACTTTGCAGTTGGCAGCCAACGGCGAAGTCATCTTCCAGCATTCCGCAGGCGGCGCAGCACAGTTCTTTCGTGGTGTGAGGGTGCCCAAAGGCCCTCCCAATACAGAGGACAACTCATCAGTGGCGGGGTATACGTTCGCCGAGGACGGTGACAGTGGACTGTTTGCGGAGGGTGGAGGACAGAACTCCGGTTCCGATTTGGTTTTTCGAATCGATAAGGTTGAGGCTGGCCGCATCAAGGCGCAGATGAAGTCTGGAGCACAATCGGGATGGACCCGATTGTTGAGCGGAAAAATACTTCAATGGACGCAGATTTCATTCACTCCCGTAGCAGGAGCGTCAATGGCCTGGACTGCGGTACTTCCAACCAGTTTTGTAAATGCATGCCATCAGGCGTTCGCGATCCAGGGGAACGGGGCGGGAATCAACAAGTTTCAAATCACCACGGAGGGACTCGGCCTCGGGTCCGTCAACGGCTTCGCCTTCAGTGAGGATACGGGGGCGCGCCTCATTCGTGTTTGGGCCATAGGTGAATAAATGAATAACTACTGGAGTGCTTCGCTGGGTGCTTTCTGTCGCCCTGACATCCTGGGTGACGATATGCCTGACGACGCCGTGGAAGTGTCAGAACAGGACTATTCGATGTTGCTGGGCGGACAAGGCGAGGGCCAGCTTATTGTCACGGGTGCGGCTGGCTTCCCGATTCTCGAAGATCCGCCCCCGGCCAGTGACGAACAACTGAGACAGGGCGCTCGCTACTGGCGCGACCAGTGGCTTGCAACCACCGACCCACTAATCGTGCGTCACCGCGACGAAAAGGAAGCTAAGCGCGCGACCACGCTGAATGATGATCAGTACTCAACACTTCAAGCCTGGCGGCTGGATCTTCGCGACTGGCCGCAGTTACCTGCATTCCCAAGCGCAGAGAGTCGCCCCCAGCCTCCTGACTGGGTGTCGGCGCTCGTCTAAGCGCTCGCCCGTTACGCATAACGCAGCACCACCCAACCCCGCCATGCGGGGTTTTTCGTTTCTGGAGATTGTCCTATGAGTTTCTTCCACGGCGTGACTGTGACGAACGTCGATACCGGCGCACGCACCATTTCGCTCCCCACGTCCTCAATTATTGGCTTGGTGGATACGTTCACAGAAGCGCCTGCGTACAGCGCCAAGGTCAATGACCTAGTGCTGATCACTTCCGAGCGCGAGGCTATTGCAGCGTTTGGTCCTGACTCGGCAATCACCAAAGCCTGTCAGGCGATCTACGTCAAAGCCAAGGCTGTGATCGTTGCATGCGGCGTCGCCAAGTTGGACGACGCGGCCCTGCAGACCTCCGCCATCATCGGCGGTGTCAAAGCCGATGGCACCCGTACAGGGCTTCAGGCCTTGCTCGACGGGAAGAGTCGATTCAATGCCCAGCCTCGACTGCTGATCGCGCCCAAGCACAGCTCGATTCTGGCGGTCGGTAAAGCGTTGACTGCACTGGCAGACAAGCTGCGGGGGCTGCCGATCATTGATGGCCCTAACACCACTGACGAAGCGGTCATGGCGTACGCCAAGAACTTCGGTGGCAAGCGCTCTTTCATGGTCGACCCCGGTGTCCAGTACTGGGATACCACCGCCAATGGGACAGTCGATGCACCGGGCTCTGCCTGGGTGGCAGGTCTGTTCGCCTGGACCGACGCGGAGTACGGTTTCTGGGCCTCGCCGTCGAACAAAGAGTTTGCAGGCATCACGGGCACCAAGCGGCCCATCGAGTTTTTGGACGGTGACGAAACCTGCCGGGCCAACCTGCTCAACAACGCCAATATCGCCACGATCATCCGCGACGATGGCTATCGGTTGTGGGGCAACCGCACGCTCAGCAGCGATTCCAAATGGGCGTTCGTGACCCGCGTGCGCACCATGGACATTGTCATGGACGCGATCCTCTACGGGCACAAATGGGCAGTCGACCGCTCGATCACTGCCACCTACGTCAAGGACGTGACCGAAGGCCTGCAGGCGTTCATGCGTGATCTGAAAAATCAGGGCGCGATCATCAACTTTGAAGTGTTCGCGGACACCGAGTTGAACACGGCCACTCAGCTGGAGCAGGGCAAGGTGTACTGGAACATCCGTTTCACCGATGTGCCACCTGCAGAAAACCCTAACTTCCGCGTTGAGGTCACCAATCAATGGCTGACCGAAGTGCTCGACTCTGCCGCTTAAGGAGCTGCAACGATGGCAATGATTCCCGAAACACTGAGCAACCTGAACCTGTTCGTGGACGGTGTCAGCTTTCAGGGCGACGTGCCCAGCCTGACCCTGCCCAAGATGACGCTCAAGACTGAAGAGCACCGTGGCGGTGGCATGGACTTGCCGGTCGAGCTGGACATGGGTATGGAAAAACAGGAGTCCAATTTCACCACCACGGGCGTGCGGCGCGAGTCCCTGAAGTTCTTCGGCCTGGCGGATGGCACGGCCTTCAACGGTGTGTTCCGTGGTGCCTTTAAAGGGCTCAAAGGCAAGATCACCCCGGTCGTGGTGACCCAGCGCGGCCGACTCAAAGAGGTCGACATGGGGGACTGGAAAGCGGGTGACAAGGCCGAGATCAAACACGCGGTCGCGCTCACGTACTACAAGCTGGAAGTGGACGGCCGTGTGGTCTACGAGATCGATGCGTTGGGCATGAAGCGTGTGATCAATGGTGTCGATCAACTCGCGGCGGAACGTTCGGCCCTTGGCCTCTGATAGAAGGAAACAGCCTGTGTCTCAAGTAAATACCAATCCGAAGTGGATGATCCTGACGGCCGAGAGTGTGTCAGTGAAGCTGACCAAGCCTGCCGAGGTCAACAGCGTTCAGGTCGACACCATCACCATGCGCGCGCCTACCGTGCGCGATGTTCGCACCGCGCAGGCTGCTGCCAACGGCGACGACGAACAGCGCGAGCTGAACCTGTTCGCATCCCTGGCTGAGATGGGCGTCCGCGATCTTGAAGGGTTGTCCCTCAAGGACTACAGCCGCCTGCAGGCCGGTTATTTTCGCCTGGTGCGCGACGACGAGCTTTGACCCCGCATTGCAGAGGCTCGCGGCGAAGCGGCTCGCAAAAGAGCTGGGTTTTTCGTCGGCGGAAATCATGTCCATGTCTTTCTCGGACATGATCTGGTGGCTCACGGACTGAGCCCATCCCAACATCTGAGGTGAATGATGGCGAACAATCTGGCATTGGGCCTGGTGATTGGCGGCGCTGTCAGCCCGACTGTGGGTGCGGCGTTCAACACCGTTGAAAGCCGCATCAAGAAGCTGGAGCAGCGCGGTAATCAGGCCAAGGTGCTGAGAAACACGATTGGCGAAACCATGCGCCTGCGTGATGAGTGGAAGAAAGCGCACGACAGTGGTGCTGCATCGGCCTCTGGTTTGCTGCGCAAGCTTGAGACCAACCTCGACACGTTGCGTAAACAGGGTGTTCAGGTCGGTAAGCTCAGGCAGGAATATCAGTCCCTTGACCGTGTGGCCAGAAGCATGGACCTCAAGGTCAAGGGGCATCAACAGATCGAGCAAGGTAAAGCCAGGCTCAAGTCGGGTATCGGTACCGCCGTCGCTGGTGTCGGCGCAATGGCCGTACCGACCAAGATCAGTGCCGATTATCAGGCAATCATCCGGGACATCGCGATCAAGGCCGGCGTAGCCAATCAGCCGCAGGAAGCAGAGCTGACCACCTCGGTCATCAAGACCTCGCAAGACACCGGCATGGCACGCAATGACGTGGCCGACCTGGTCAACAAGCTGGTTGGCGCAGGCATGAGCCTGGACAAGGCACTGTCCTACGCGCCGGTGGCAGCGAAGTTTGCAGTCGGGCAGGGGGCCAGCGGCAACGATACGGCCAACATGATTCAGGCACTGCAGCAGAACGCCAAGATCACCGACCCCAAGGTCATGGAAAAAGCCCTCGAAGCAATTGCCATGCAGGGCCAGGCGGGCAGCTTTGAGGCCAGTGACATGGCGCGTTGGTTCCCGCAGTTGCTGGCGGGCATGGGCAAGCTGGGTGTCACTGGCATGGACTCGGTGAGCCAGCTCGGCGCAATGCTGCAGGTCCAGATGAAAACGGCCGGTGGCTCGGACGAGGCCGCCAATAACCTGAAGAACTGGATGGAGAAGATCGGCTCCACCGACGTGGTGAAGTCGTACAAGGACGTCGGTATCGATTATCAGGGGTCGCTGAACACCGGTATTCAAAAGGGCATGTCGACCCTTGAATCCAGCTTTGCGCTGGCCCAGCGCTATATCGAAAAAACAGACCCTGAAAAAGCCAAAAAAATGAAGGAGGCAACGGCCAAGATCAGTAAGGAGACTGATCCGGCGAAAGCCAAGGAGATGCTGGACTCGCTGGAGCAGGCGCTACGAACCGGCGATCTCTTTGCTGACATGCAGGTCAAGGCTGCACTAACCGCTTACACGCAGAATCGCGCGTTGTATGAGCAACTGAAAAAAGACTCGCAGAACGCTTCGGGGATCCTCGACAAAAACCTTGCCGAGCGCCGGGGTGCATCGTCGCAGATCTGGGCCGAGACGTTTCAGGCAGTCAACGATTCGATGCGCAGCATTGGTGATGCGATACGTCCGGTCACTGACGCGGTTGCGAAGGGCATTACTGCAACGGCTAAAGAGTTTACTGCGCTTTCTGACACATCCAAGCCAGTGGTGCTGGCCATCGCGTCGATAGGCACTGGGCTGCTGGCGCTGAAGTCGGCTGCCGGTGTGTTCAAAATCGGCAAGGGTTTGCTCAACCTGGGGCGTGGCTCCCTGACTGGTGATCCAAACAAGGTGCAGAAAGTCTACGTCACCAACTCGGGCGACAAAGACGATAAGCCAGAAGGGAAGGTGGGGGCGGTCAAAGGCTTGCTGGAAACCGGTCTCAAAGCGCTCAAAGGCAACGACAAAGCAATAGGTAAGGGTAAGGCTGATGCTGACGGCAAGGGCGGAGCTGACGATGCTGATGACGACGCAGAGGAAAGCGGCAAGACCGGTTTTGATCCGGTCGACACCGGCCTGAAGATCCTTGATCTGTTTGGTGAAGGTGGTAATGACTCTGACGGTGCCAAGGGCGGCAGCTCTGAGCCGCAGAAGGTCTTTGTGGTCAACGCCAGTGCCTTCGGTGGTGGTTCGGATGCGCCGGGTGATCAACGCCGATCCCGCCGCAGTCGACGGCGCGGCGCAGCTGGCGGTGCCGGTGGTCGACGCACAG